TCAGGTCGGCCTTTTTGTCGACGCTGAGGTCGAGATTCTCGACCGCCGAGAGCACTGCGTCGATGGTGATCGTGCCCGCTGCGCTGATGGCCATCGCTATCCCCTCCGCGCGATGCGGCGCATCCGCCGCACGACGCTCTCGAGCGCTTCCTTGGCGCCGGCCGCGAAGGCGGCGACGGCGATCTGACCGTCCTGCTCGAAGGTTGGCCGCATGAATGGGCGCGCCGGCTGGAAGCGCGTTCCGAGCTCGACGAACATCGCCCAGAAGGCCGATTTGAGCGGCCCGATCTCCGCGATCGGATCGCCGTCCTTCTTGAAGCGAACGCGGTAGCCGATCGCGTGCGCGATCTTCCGCGGGTAGTCCTTGCCGTAGCGGACGATGCGGTGCTCTCTGGCCTGGACGACTCGGCGCATCATGCCGTCCTGGTAGACGCGCGCGGCAAGTGTCAGGCCGCGCCGCAGCACGACCTTCTGCGTCTGGATCGGCAGCTCTTTCAGCGCCGCGTCGATGTCGCTCAGGCCCTTGAACTCGACCCGGGTCTCGATCATGGCTGTGGCCACTGGTTCGTCCGACGGGCTGAGCTGCCCAGATCCGGGATCTCGATGCGCTGCGCCTGGGCGGTGATCTCCAGCGTCTCGCGCCGGCTGTTCTCGCGAATGTCGATGACCTCAAGGACGCGGTCGCGATACTTCACACGCAAGGCGGGCTGCGCGTCCTGGAAGCCGATGAGGTCGTCTCGGTATCGGACCTGGATCTGAAAGCGCTCGTCGCCCAAGGCCTCGACCGCGGCCCAGACTTCAGGCAGGTCCGTCAAGGCCAGCCAAGCGTCCGACGCCGTATCGTGGCGCTCGATATTGATCCGCTCGCGGAGTGCCCCGCTCTGGATCGCCATCAGACATTCCACGACGCCCGATACCGGGCCATTGACCAAAGGAACCCACCCGGCAGTCCGGCAGCCGTCCGATTCGCATAGAGGTAGTCGACGGCTTGCTTCAGCCAGGTCTTGATGTCCTCGGGCACTGCCGACACCGCGCCGTAGCCGGCGACGAATCGGACGATCACCGCATTCGGCACCGAGCGAGTTGAGGGCCAGGTCTTGCCATAAGCGGGCGTGATCCGCCCGGGCTCGCGCTTCGTGTCGACGGTGTAGTCGGCTGGCGCGAGCACCTGCGTCACGCCGTTCGCATCGGCGTAGCTGATACTGGTCACCGATTGCAGCGGCGGCAGCGGTACCAGGAGCTCCGGGCACTCGGAGCCCGGAAAGGCGTCGCGCCGCAGATCCCATGTCTGCGTGACGAGGGCCCGCCCGAACCAGGCGTCAGGGCCGTCGAAGTGCCGCCGCGCGGCGGTGATCAGACTCGCCACGAGGGCGTCGTCCGTGGTCTGATCGATGCGCGAGAAGAGCTTGGCCTCCTCCAGGGTGATCGGCTCACCCCCCGGGGCCGTGACGAGCGCGAGCTGGCCGTCGATCATTTCGACCGCCGCCGACTCGTGGGATTGGGTTCGTCGATCCGCCGATTCTCGGCGGGCGCCATCGCCGCGGTCGCGCGCGCCGGCTCCGCCTCCGTGTTCTCAGCCGACCGCGGGACCGCCTGCTCGACCAGGTCGGCGTACTCTCCCGCGACCAGCGCCCGCGCCTCCGTCTCGTCGACCTCGAGGGTCGTGCCGGGCGGAAAGATCCCGCGAGGACTCGCGTGGATCGCGCGCAGCTTGATCTTCATGTGCCAATCACAAAGCTGATCGAGCCAGCGACGGATGCCCCGCCGCTGGCGACCACGACTTTCAGGCGATCCTGCGCCACGACCATCGGCTCGTTGACGCCGTAGGTGACCGTGCTCCCGAACAGCACGACACCGCCGCTCGCCGTGTGCGTCGGCACGCGCGGGTAGCGCGTGGTGTCGGCGGTGAACACTTCCGAGCAGAGCGCTTCGCCGGTGGCCTCGGCGGAGATCGTGATCGCGGCGGTGGTGGCCAGGTTGCCCTTCGTGTAGCGCACGGCCATCACGCGCCCGGAGATGACGGGAGAATAGACGGTCGCCGCCCCCGCCCCATCGGTCTCAATGGGCACGACGTGCCGTTCAGCGTAGGGCATCGGCACCCCCAACCACGGGCTCCGGCTCCGCTTCAGGCTCGGGCTTCGGCTCCTTGAGTCGCACGACCATCCCCGTCTCGGTCTGTTCGAAGACCAGCGAGTCGTGGTAGCCGTAGAAGCGCGCGCTCTGAGGCGAGCTGGCATCCAGCAGCGTCGAGTCGGCCGCGACGACGAGATCCATCCCGAACGACGTCGCCGCCATGCCGAGCAGGAATTCCACGCAGGCGCGGCCGGACTCGGCGATGTGCTTCGTGTGCGGATAGCTGAAGTCGCAGCCGTAGAGCCCGAGTTTCTTCACGCCCAAGTGCATCGCCAGCGCCACCGCATAGGCGACGGTCGTGTTGCAGTAGGCGTGCGGCACCGACTTGATGACATCGCCCAGCGGATAGGCCACCGAGCCCGGATAGTCCGGATGCGGCCGTGGCGTGTAGATCGGACCGGGATGGTGCTTCGCCCACCGGGCGATCTCGGCGACGTGGCCGGGAATGTGATTCACGTTCTCACCCGGCACCGGGTTGAGGTCCTCGAGCGCGTCCATCATGAAGAGGCGGTCGTGCTGGATCACGCCGCCCATCGCATTGATGGCCCAGACCTCGTCCCACACGCGCCAGCGCCCGCCCGCTTCGATCGTCTGCATCAGGTAGGTGCGGTTCGAGGCGCCCAGCGCCACGATCGCAACCGTCTGCGGAATGTTCATTCCGTGAACATGGTGACCATTGCCGTTCCGCTCCGTCGTGTTCATCTTGTGAACGCTCCTACGTGGCCGCGATGATGCCGACGTTCTTGATGGCGATCAGAAGTGAGTTGAGCGAGTCTTGGACGCCGGTCGCGGTCGTGCCCTGCGGGATCGCGGCCGCTTGCGTGCCGTTGGCCGTGATCTTGCCGCCCGGCTCGACGTTGATCGCGCCGCCGCTCGCTATGACGAACTCGATCGCGCCCTGCTTGCGGTAGACGAGAGGCTGATACGAGGAATCGGCCATTTCGCGCTTCTCCGTTGGTTGCGGTCGGGAGGACCCCCGAGGGGCCCACCCGACCTAGTCACTCAAGACACGGAGCCTCGAGTCGGTTTCTTTAGGCCGCCGGTTGCGGCGACTTCCGCGGACCCCCCTGGATCGCGAGAATCGTGACGGTGCCGGTGGTGGCCGCCGCCGGCGCGACTGCAGCCTTCGCCCAGCGGAACGCGCCGACGTAGCTGGCCTTCTTCACCGTGGCCGCCAAGGATCCCGTCGTGGCGGTGGCGTAGTCCAAGACGACGTCGGCGGCGGCCGCGGCTTCTGTCGCCGTCGAGGCGCTCCCGGCCAGGATCGAGATCGTCGCGGTGACGTTGGTGGCCATCGCCGTCGAGAACGCCATCGCGAAGGTGAGGCTTCCGAAGTTCGATCGGTCTACGGCGCTGCTGACGATGGTCGTCGACAGGGCGACGGGCGCTGCGACCAGCGTGATCTTCGTCTGTTCGTTGATGTAATCGCCGCTCAATGTCGCCTCCTATGGGGCCAACTGGACGCGGACAAAGGCCTCGGCCATCACCGGGGCGCCATCGACTTCCGTCCGGCCGATAAACCCGGTCTGGTTCGTCTCGGCGTAGAGCTCGACCAACCGCTGCACGGTCATGTCGAGGGCATCCACGATCCAGTACTGCGAGAAGTCGCCGAGGATGCCGACGTACAGGCCGTTGGTGAAAGTGGCCGGCACGTACTCGCTCACGGAATACGGCATGTCCAGGATCGTGTCGGGCGTGCCGCCGGTGAGACCCGGCGCCCACAGGTACTGCCCGTTGCCGTCCTTCAGCTTGCGGATGTTCTTGACGGCGGTGCGGCTCCAGATCCACCGCGCCCGGGGCCAGTACGGACCCTTGAGCGTGTACTTCGCCTCGATCAGGCCGTCGGCTGTCAGGGCGGTCTGCGTGTTGCCTGTGCTGACGTCGCGGCTGGTCGGGATCCCATCGGCCGAGGCGGTGAAGACGCCGAGCGGCTGCTGCGCCCCGGTGCCGGTGAGGAAGGCCTTCTCTTCGGTGATCGCGAACTTGTAGGCGAGCCGGGAGGCGACGAGGGACTCGGGCTGCAGGGCCGAGGCGCGCAGCAGCTTGTTGCTGACCTTGATCCGCTTGGCCAGCGGATGCGGGCGCAGCTCGCGCTTGCCGAAGGTCATGTCCGTCTCGCTGCCGGTCTGGAGCTCGGAGGTCCAGTCGGCATCGGCCGGATCGGCGTCGAGGGTCGGTACGCCGAGGGCGCCCGCCATCGTCACGGTGTACTTCGTGGCGAACTGGCGGATGAAGACGAGGTCGTCGACGGCCCGAAGGAGGGTCGCGACGAACTCCTCGGGAGCGACCAGCGCGCCGCCCTTGGTGAAGACGTCCATCTGGAGCGCGCGCCGTTCGTGCTCTGGCATGGTCAGGATCGCGGCGGGTCCGTCGAGCAGGTACGACCGGAAGACCTTCTTGTAGGCCTCGTGGGCCCGCGGATTGGCGATCGCGCGATCCTCGACGAGATTCGGGCTTGGATTGGGCTGAGGCCGCAGACCGGAGTCGCTCGTCTGGTGGAGCGCGGCATCGATCGCCGCCATGCGCTCCTCGCGCGCGATCGCCGAGCCGATCGCGTCCTGGGCCTTGTCCAGGCGGCTCCACTCGGCGTCTTCGTCGGCGGTGAGGTCGCGATTCTCGCTCGCGGCCTTGGCTTGAAGTGCGCGCATCGCGGCGACCAGATTGCCGCGTTCTTGCTTGCGCTCCGGGATGCTCGGCATCGACGCCTCCTGTCGGTGCCTCGGCAGGAGGACAAAGAAAAAGCCGCGTGCCGAAGGCACCACGGCCGTTTAGTGATCTCGTCCGTGGAACCAACGGAGCACGCGGCTCGATGGAGTCGCTGCTACCGTGTCACGCTCGGCCCGTCATACCGTCGGGCTGACTGGCAACCGAGCGCCGTGCTACTGGATCAGAACTCTACCGCGCGCCCCCCGGAATGTGTCAAGTAAAATGTGCGCTATGAATCTCGTCCCATTCACCGCAGCGCATATCACGCCCGAATATCTGGGCTGGCTCAACGACCGCGATCTCATGCGGTACTCGCGGCAGCGCTTGCTCGACCATACGCGGGAGTCGGCGTGCGCCTATCTTGCGTCGAAGCATGGGCCGATGTGGGCTGTCATGGCCGACGGCGGCATGGTCGGCACGCTCGGTGCTGACGTGGAGGGAACCACGGCGGACCTCGGCATCATGATCGGACGACCGGGAAAGGGTTACGGACGCGCAGCGTGGGGCCGCGGCATCCAGGCCCTGCTACTAGAGAGTCCCGGTCGAAGGATCACGGCGGGAACGCACATCGACAACGCGGCGATGATCGCCATATTTGCCGCGTATCACATGCGGCTCCTGGCGATCCGTGACGGCCACGTGTATGTGGCGCTATGAACGCACGGACTGCTCGAGCTGCCGCAGCCGCTCCTCGCGACGCTCCCGCGCCGCCGCCAGTGTGCGCGCTCCCTCCAGCGAGCGCACCGCGACGTCCGCCCGCGGATATGCCGGGAAGGCCACCACGGAGACATCGAGCAGCTCGACGTCCAGGAGCTCGCGCAGCGCCGGGTCGCTGCCCACGTCCCAGCTGTCCTTGATCGTCCGAAACCCGAAGGACATG